GCGATATAGCCCTCGTCGTCGAGCACCTCGGCGCCACTCAGCAGGTACTTGTGCACCCGCTGGCGCTTGACAGTGCGCTTCGCCTCGAGCCGATAGCCCTTAGCCCGCAGCTCAGACCGCAGCGTCGTGCCGTCTTCGCGCGTTTCGTTAAGCGCATCCTCATCGTGCCACTGCTCGTCCGGCTCAATGCCTTCGATGCCCTTCATAGCCTTGAGCACGTACTTGTGGCGAACGACGCTTTCGTCCTCAACCTCGAAATACTCGGCTAGCGTCAGGTCATCGGGCCGCGTCCAATCGTACTCCCAGCCTGCCTCGGCAATAGCGGCCTCATCGAACGTAGCGGGCGAGTAATCGGGATAATCTGCCTCAAAGTCCTCGCGCAGCATCGTGAACAGCAGGAAACCCGCCTTCGCATCCGAGCGATCCTGGTGCGTGCTGCCATAGAAATACATCGACTGGTCAGCGTCATACACCGGCACGAACTCAATACGCTGGTGCTCGTTGTCCTCGTCGCCCTCGTCCTCGTATCGAGCGCGTAACCGCCAGCCGCCAAAGCCGCCAGCCGAGCCCTCATTAAACGCAATGTCGGTGTGCGCAGTAGGGCCGGCAGGGCTGTCATTCTGGTCGGCGCGATAGAGGCCGTCGAGATTGTCGGCATCCTGCCGATCAGCATCACCCTTGGGCTTGAAGTCTACCGTCTTACGAGCGGCGCGGTACTCGCCACGCATGCGTCGGATGGGGCGCAAGAACTTAGGCACCTCGAGGCGAGCAGAGGTAGGACCACCGTCATCGCCACCATCTTGCAGCCCGTACTGGCCTTCCCACTGCGCACCGCGGATAGCCTCAAAGCGGCGATCGCGCAGAGCCTGGGCGCGCTCGTCACGCTCCACACTCCAGACAGCATCGAAACGGCGCATAGCGCGCTCGTAGACATCTTCGAGACGGTCTGAGGCCATGGTGCTTACCTTACGCTAAAACAGAGGCGGCGGTCAACGGCGGAAGGTTGAGGAGAGGGAGGGGATATCAATGCTTACCGTCTCGGGCTTAGCCTTTACCTTGCGCACGCCCTCCAGCGCATAGCGCAGCGCGTCGATCAAGTGGTTGTTCTTATCCTCGAGCACAGGGATGGGCTCGCCGGTCAGCTTGTCCAGCTTGTAGCTGTACGTCGCCAGCTCGTCAGCCACATGAGTGCATCGCGGATGCACGACGATGTCAAATGACTGAAGAAACGCGATACCTTCTTCAACTGATCCAGCACCCTTTACGCTAGCGCGGATGCGAGGGAAGCCGTTGTTGCGCAGGTGACTAATCGTCTCAGGCCGGCTGCTGTCTGCCGTGATCGGCCACTTGCCGGCATCAGGCACCCGGCTGAACAACTCAGGTAGCTGCGTAATCTCGCAACCAATCATATATGCTTCAGAGTCGATATATAAAGATTGTCCCCGCAGGTAACACCGCACCAAGCATGAGGGGTCAATGCTATACCCAAAATCGGCGCCCAACCGATATTCGGCGACGCCAACATTGTCGAACTCATCCTCGCTGCCAACGCGCCAGTTCTTGAACACGCGAGCTTCGCCGTTCTGCCAGTAGCCACCGCGCCAGATATGCAGATACTTGTCGTAGTCACGCTCACGCTGCCACTCCATCTGCGCGCGCAGCTCGTCAGGGAACCACGGATTATCGTCGTGCTGAACCTCAATCACCTGTGCGTCGGGCGGCGGGTTATCCGTGCGAAACATGGCATCGACCGGATCGTCCGCCTTGAGCGGGTTCCACGTCAGCCAAATCTCTGAGCCAGGCGCCCGAATGGTCGGGATCAGCGTATCAAGCGAGGCTTGAGTGATTGATTGCGCCTCGTCAACCCATGCTATCGTCACGCCCTCGAGCGACTTGATGGCGTTTGCATTTCCGCGCAGACCAGCAAAAATAAACAGCGAGCCGTTCTTGCCGCGAATCTCGGTCTCAGTGCTATCGAAAAACTCGCCGACGCCAAGGCGCGCAATCTCATCGTCAAGCAACCGCTTCGATGAATCCTTGATGCTCTTCTGAACCTCGCGCGCGCACAACACGCGCTCCGGCTTTTGGAGCGCTTTCAATACTAGTGCTGAAGCGACTGACCTGGACTTGCCGCCGCCGCGTCCGCCCCACATCGCCTTGAAGCGGGAAGGGGTGAACAGCGACTGCGACCATTCAGGAAGTTCGACTGACGCCACGGAACATCACCTCGACGAAGTTTTGCACCGTGTCTTCGGCCAGCTCGATTTCCTTTGGAAGAATAGACGCGACGACCTTAAGATACTGGTCGGGCTTTTCGGCCTTAACCTTTTCGATCGCCTCAGCACCACCTTCCTCAAAACTCTTCTGAAGCGCGAGAAGGAATGCTTCGCCGAGCTTGTGCCGAGCGCCCTTAGGCCGGCCAGCGGGATTGCCCGATTGCCCAGGCTGGAAGCGATGCGGCTTCTTCTCGTCTGTTGTTTCAGGAGCGCTCATAGCCTCAATCTACGCCTCAGCCACTCAATCCGCAAGATCGCGCTGTGCGGGCGGCTGTGGGGCTTGCAGAGCCTGATTGAACCACCGTTGCGCCATATCCAGCAGCGCCCGCCTATCTGCCTGATTGTACAAGCGTGTCGCTCGACTTTCACACTCAGCTGCCTTGGCAAGGCAGTAATCAGGATTCCACAGCCCCATCACCCTTCTCCTTCCACGAGCGGCAGGAGCATAGCGCGGAATACCGGGCGCGGCATATCGCTGGGCGTGTCGCAGCGGTACGAGCCTTCGGTGTCTGTCGAGTAATCCTCAACCTCTTCGGCAGCTCGAATGCCAGCGTCGATCATAGACGCATCCGGCTCCATCAGGGCACGGACTGCGGCGCGGGCGAGGTCCAACTCTAAAGCTCGGCGCGACGGATCAATGCCAGTCCATGACTTGGGCTCTAGCCCCCCCTCCCAAGCGATCTGCTCGGATCGGTCAAACATCGCCCGCGCGACCTTCTCCAGCATCGGATGCACCTTGCTCATGCAGTCCTCCACACACGAACCTGCTCACCCTGAACACGCACGGCAAATCTCATGTCGTTACGCTTGCCGAACTGCGACGCAGCCGAGCGTACCGAATTAGCTTGCTGCTTGGGCAGAGCAAAGCTGTCGCCTACGACCATATCGCCAAACGGGTATCGCGCGTTAGCGCCATTAGCGGGTGGGATTGGCATGTCTTTCTCAAGCGTGATCACTTAGCTTCTCCTGTCTGTGCACAATCATGCCATTAACGCGCTTATCCCGTCAACACCCTCCGCGCGCTATTTTTCACAATTCTGGTAGGCGGCGATGTCATAGGCATACCCGATGCCAAACCTGCGATGGTCGATGGTCCAGCGGTATTTGCGCGGGTCCACCCCTCGCTTAACGACCCCGTTGCGGAAGCGGATGTCGACCGCCTCCGCGTCGGGCTGCTCTCCGGTGTTAGCAGGCATCAGAACGGCACATCGTCGTCAAGGTCAGCGGCAACCCGGCGCGTTTCGCTGAGCGACTGCTGAGCGCTGCGGTTGTCGGCTCCCTCGACCCGACCGCTACCACCCTGGCTGCCGTCGAGCATCACCAGTACCGAATTAAACCCCTGCAACACGACCTCGGTAGAGTAGCGGTCGTTGCCCTGCTGGTCCTGCCACTTTCGCGTCTGAAGCTGTCCCTCGAGGTAGACCTTGGAGCCCTTGCGAAGGTAGCGCTCGGCCACGGTAGCTAGGCCCTCGTTGAAGATCGCGACCGAATGCCACTCGGTCTTTTCCTTGCGCTCGCCGGTGTTCTTATCCTTCCAGCTCTCCGACGTGGCGATGCGGAGGTTCACCACCTTGCCGCCGTTCTGAAACGACCGGCTTTCGGGATTCGCCCCGAGGTTGCCGATCAGGGTCACTTTGTTCACGCTTCCTGACATTTCATTCCTCCGTTAGATTTTGATGATGCTCGACGTATGCAGCCATGCGCCTGAGCGTGCCGGGGTTATCCTTGGCGTGGCCTAATGCCGTGTTGCAGTTGTGGCAGATGGCAGCTCGGATACGGTTGTTTGTGTGGCAGTGGTCGACATACAGCGGCTTGTCGGTTGCCTGGCAGATAGCGCAGATGCCGTTTTGGTCGGCGATCATCTGGGTTTTTAGCTCAGGGGTACAGCCACCTCGCTTTTTGAGCCGCTGTTTCCGCTTGTAAATGCGCCGGGCTTCGCGCTGAGATTCCACCGCTGCGTATCGCGGCTTGCAAGCCTCGCATGAGGTGTTGACCGTACGCCGAGGTGAGATGTGTCCGCGAGGACAAGGCTTGCCGGTGAAATACCGAGGGGATCCTACAGCCCTCGCTTCGGACGGCGTTTTTGGCAAATCTTGCATGACCAATTGGTACACAACCCCTTGCCCGCTTTCAATCCCTTATTTTGCTCCACCTCGCGCGAAGGGTTTTGCAGGCTTCCATCTGCTCCACTACCTCTCCCCCCCCCGTAGGGGGAGAGGTAGTGGAGCAGTGGAGCAACCCCATTTTCCGCTCCACCTGCTCCACCGTGCTCCACCACATCATTTCCGTGGTGGAGCAGTCTATTCCACCCAGTTTTTCACCACCACATACTTGCGGGGTTTGCGGCGCTCGTCCTCCATCTCGACGATTTCAAGGGCGCCTTCCTTGAGCCACGTGGCCAAGAGAATCTGGATGCGACGCCGGATCTGCTTATCCTCCACATCCCACACGAGAGCGGCGGCGACAGCATAACCGACCCACTGATCCTTGCACTGGATGTTCTCACGCCATTTGCCTTGTGAGATGGCTTTCTGGACCCGGTAGAGGTGCGCGCCTGTAAGCCCGTCGAAGGCATCAGGCGGGCTCCAGGGGCACGCTACGCCGACGCTGTCGCCGTTGGCTAGGTCCTGATTATTCATGCGATACCAGTCGCCGCGTTCGGGCGGGGCGAGGTTGGCTTTGTCGTTGTCGACGCGGAAATAGAAAAAGCGCTCGTCGTCTGGGACATTGAGCTTGACCGCTTCCTCCTCGGTCATGCGGTTGTAGACGAGGACGGAGCGAGCCTTGCCGATCAGGGCTGAAGCGCCGCGCGCACTGTCCGCGGTCGCAGCGTCGCCGTTCTGCTTGCGGACGTGATGGACGAGGTTGATCGCGGCATTCGTGCGCTCGGCCACCACGTTCCATTCGCGCGCGACGATGTCGATCGCATTGTTGTCGTTCTCGCTGACGGCGTGGGAGCTGACGAACGGGTCGACGACCAGCACGTCGATTTTGCGCTCGATCATCTCCGCTATCAGAGCTTCAATGACCGGCTTGACGATCATCGCACCGTCCGGCCCCTCTGTAGCCATGATGAGCGGTTGGTCGCGTCCACTGTCGACGTATAGGCGCCCGGCTAGCTCGTCAGGCTGCACCGCGAAGCGCTCGGCTGTGGCATGAAGGCGCCGCTCAATCTCGTCGTGCGGATCCTCGAGGTTCCACATCC